CCCTTTACCCTCCCCAATTAGTAATAAACGAAAACGGCCCCAGGCGCGCCATTTGCGCCCACAGAGCCGCTGCTGCCGTATCCAATTTGGTTCAAAACCACTGCGTATATTGTCTGCGTGTATTCGTTACCGGCTGCACCTGCGCCGCCTCCGCCGCCGCCACCATTTCCGCCTGCGCCGCCGCTGCCGTAATTGGTCGCCGCCGCTGGTGTAACTGGCACGGGCGCGTCCGCGCCTTTGCCGCCATATATCGTGCGCGAAGAAATATAGCCGTTTTCACTTGGGTTGCCTGCATATCCTGCAACAGCGCCGGAGCCGCCGCCGTAGCTGTAAAAATGCCCGTATCCGTCAGTTCCGTATGTTGCCGGTTGTCCATCAGGCACAGTCTGGTTTGATCGTCCGCCCGGATACGTTACGCCGTTATACGTTACGGGTTTGCCGTCAACGACAATATAGGGCACTTCGGCTGTATAGGCCGTCATGCCCTGGCCGCCTTTGCCGCCGTCTGTTCCGTTTCCGCCTGCCAGCGCATAAACCTGGCTGCCGATCAGGTCCACGAAGCCATAGTCAGGCACAGTTCCGTTTGCCGAAGAAAAGCCCGCAAAAGTTGTCGCGCCGCCTTCCGCACCTGCGTTTTGGTCTGCGCCATACGCTGCAGCCGCGCCGCCCGTTCCGCCTGCACCTATTACGGCGTTAAATGTTTGCCCCGGCGTTACGGATATACGTTGCGCCAAAACTTTGCCAGCAGATCCTCCAGGACCTGCAAGGCCGCCGGAGCCGCCAACGCCTGGCGCAGCGTCGCCGGCCACGGCACCATTTGCGCCCGCGCTTCCGCCATATCCGCCGGATCCGCCGCCGATCAATACAGCCAAAATTGACGTAACGCCAGCGGGCACTGTCCAGCTCGCGTTTGTGCTTATAATGTCGCGGTGTTCGTAGTTATTGCCGCCCTGTGTGGGGGTAAAGTTTGTCAGGATAGAGCAACGGGCTTTTGCAGTCGCAAGCCCGGTTATGGTCATTTCCGTTATATAGCCGTCTGTTGCTTCCTTGTACGGACCCGTAAACGCGATCCTGTCGCCGCTTTTTTCGCCCTGCGACTGTATGGCCGTGTCAACCTTTTGTGTTACGCCGTAATAATTGGCCATCCTATTGGCAACGTTAATGCTGTTTAGCTGGTTTACAAGTGTCTGCTGGTCAAATTCTAGTATGGCCCCGTCAGGCGTGCCCACTTCTACAATTTGCTGTATGTGCGTGTAGGCTTTGCCGGCCAGCGTTCCGTTGCCGCTCACCACGGCATAGTTAACGCCGCTTTCTATAACCTGCAGGGTTCCCGTGCTAGTCAGGTCGTGTATTGGTGCCTGTGAGAACGTAACAAGCAGGTTGGAAACAGACGTTTGCGAGGAATTGTCAAAGAGGGTGTATTCCTGGTCCGTAGGCAGCGCCACAAAGCTGTGCTCCGTAACACGTACCATTGTGGCGTTTTCAATTGCCGTTATGGTTCCGTCCACGTATACGTTGTCGTCCGGGACAGTGTGCTTTAGCGCAGTGTTGGCAAAGTCAAAATACACGTCGCCGTTTGCGTCCTTGTAAACCATTACGCCGGTTGCAAACAAAAGTTGGTGCAGGTTTTCGCGGGCGTCTTTGTTATACGGGAGCCACCCGTATATCTGCAGCAGCGAAACAGTTGCGCTGCAAGAAAACGGGAAGGCGCCGCCGATGATCTCCGCGGCAACGTCTGCAAAACTAATGCCGTTGTACAGACCGCCTTTGTGCGGTCTGCGTACAAGCAGTCCAATGGCCGATACGGCCATAACGTCATATACAAGCGTGTTTTCACGTTCTGCCGGCATAGCGTAAAATTTGCCCATCAGCACGTCGTTTACGTAATAGCGTATTGCCGTTTCTGCCGGGATTTCCTCGGTCAAGTTCGCGGGGCTGGACACAAGCTGGTAGCCCTCGTTGCTGTATAGGTCATAAAATTCGTTAGATATAAGGTCCCACGGCTCGCCGGCAAAGGTCGCGCCGTTTAGCTGATCGTACGCCAATTCGTCCCCGGAAAAGCTGCTGCGCATTACAACGTCAACCTGCCGGAGCTGATCGTTTTCAAACTGAAACAGCGGATTTGTTGGCGGACCAATTACGATTTTGTTTCTGTTCATTGTGGCGTCACCTGCGGCTCTATGCTTTCAAACGTAATTACGATACGGCCCCACAAGTTTGTATCGTTGTTTCTCCAGTCCAGTTCTTGCTTTGCGGCCGTGTAATATGCCTCATACGAAACAGTTGTTTGCCCGTCCGCGGCTTCCAACATTACGCTTTCGTCCACGCTATGCGCCTGCAGGAAATCCCAAAAGGCGTCAAATGCGGCCACGTTTGCGGGGTCCCTGTATACCTCAAAGGTGTGTGACAGGTACGTGCCCACAATGGAGCGTATACGCCGCCCGGAAATTGCCTTGCCGGCGTTGCTGTCCTCTTCCACGTGGAAGCTGCGCCCGATTTTTATTACGCCTAACACGTCAAACGACATGCCGTTAATACTTAAAAACATTGCGCTTTACCTCCTCGCGATATAGTTGACGCCGTGTATGGTCTGTTCGCTTTGGTTCGCGTCAAACGTGACCTGCCCAAACGGGATACGGCCCACCTGCATTACGACAGTTTGCTGGCCGCCCTGTGCGCCCTGCATGCCTGTTGTTTCGGTACGGGTAATTGCCGGGCCTGCCGGTACGGGTGTGGGCGTGGGGATCTGCGGCGCGGATACATCCGTAATGCCCTGCACCATCTGCCGCATACTGCGCTTGGGCGCTTCTGCGCTGCTGTCGATACCTTCCGCCAGGCCTTCGTCCACGTATGCGCCGATCTGCATAAACAGCTTGGACGGGGACCGAATGCCCAAAAAGTCCTTTACGCCTTGCCAGGCGTCTTTTACGGCGCCCACAACAGTGTCTTTTAGTTCTTTTGCCTTGTCTTTTACGCCGTCAATTAGGCCTGTAATCAGGTTGCGCCCGGTTTCCTTTATGTCCTCCCAGGCCTGTTTCAAGCCGTCGCCAATGCCTTTTACAATGTCCAACACAAGTTGTTTTGCGTTGTCCAGTATGGCAAGCGTTGCCTCGCCAATGCCGGCCAATATGGCCAGCAGAATTTTGCCGCCTGCTATGGCCAGGTTTTTAACGTTCTCCGGGCTGGTTATGGCGTCAATCAGTTTTACGATAAACGTTGTTATAGCCGGTATAATGTTTTCGGCTGCGGTCGTTACGCTGTTTAGCAGGTTTTCTATTAGCTGGTCTATGTCCGCATCCGGGTCCGCCAGTCCGGTCAACAGGTTTTCCCACGCGGCTTTTACCATGCCAATGGATCCTTGGATGGTGCTCCCGGCTTCTTCCGCGGTCGTACCGGCTATGCCCATTTCTTCCTGTATGGTGTGGATAGCCTGCGTAATGTCCGCGAAGCTGCTAATGTCGTAATGAATGCCGGATATTTTTTCCGCATCTTCCAACAGTCGCTGCATTTCTTCACGCGTGCCGCCGTACCCCAATTTGAGGTTGTCCAGCATGGTAAAGTTGCCCTTCGCGAAGCCCTGGTACGCGTTCTGTATGCTTTCAATGGCCGTGCCCATCTTGTTGGCGTTGTCAGCCATGTCTATTACAGCCTGGTTGCCATAGTCAGCCGCCGCCGCGGTATTCCCGCCCAGGGATTGCAGCAGGGACGCCGAAAAAGACGTAACCTGCTCCATGTATTCATTGGCGGATAGTCCCGCAGTCATGTAGGCATCCTGCGCGTATTGCTTTACGGTGTCCGCAGATTTACCGAAAAGCGTTTCGACGCCGCCCACCAGCTGCTCGTATTCGGCGTAGGCTTCTACGGACGCCTTGCCCAGGTCTACCAGGCCCTTTACAACGGCAGCCGTAGCCAACGCCGTAAACATCTTGGCCGCGTTGCCTGCTATGCCCGCAATTTTGCCCGCACCTTCCTGCGCTATGCCTTCGGTGTCGTTTACGCTTTGTTTAAATCCCGAATTATCGCCGGTAATGTCGTATATAACTTTGCCGTCGCTCATTTCTGCTCCTTATTTGCCGCCATCTGCAGCAGCATTTGTGCCATATTTCGCAGGCCGTTTTGCAGCTGTTCTTCCCGTTCTGCTTCGGTCAGTTCCAGCGCAAATTCCTGCTTTAGCCGTGCCAGTTCCGCCCGCTCCTGGGCGTTGTACTTGTTGGGTGCTGGCATTGGCTTGGTACGGATCTGTACAACCTCCATTAACCGGGTATTGGACGGCAGGCCGCGCAACAGGGCGTTAAACTTCCACCAATGCAGGATGCCGCGCTGTTCCTGCAGGTCCATGCCGTATGCCTGCATGAATGCCGCATAGATCAACGGCCCATCCTGTATAAAGTCCATGCTCTTTTGGTGCGTGGTCTTGGCTGGCGGGAATAACAGCTCGGATACTGTCTGCAGCAGGCCCGCGTCCGTAGACGGCTTGCGCAGCAGGTAATAGCCCATTATTTCGGGCACCCGGTGCATTGGCACGCCTTCCACGTCCTTAAACATCGTCAGCACGTTATCGTATGCCGGTGTTAGGTCGTATTTGCGGCCCTTGTACGTGACCGAATAGGGCAGCGGCCTGTAAAATTCCTGCCGCTCCATTGGTTATGCCTTTACGCGCTTGCGTGCCTGCACAATGTTGTCTGTCAGTCTGTCCACGGTCGGGTACACAACGCCGGTTAAAATCGGCGCCAGGTCGTTTAATGCGGTTAAAAAGTCGCCGCCGTACCAGTCGCGCAGCTCGTCCAGCGCCGCGTCCCCAAATACAATGCGCAGCAGTTCCCAAAATGCACGGCCCACGCCTTCCAGGTCGTCCGCCGCCTTGTTCGCGATCATTTCCGCACGCAGGTGCTGCACGTCCTGCAGGCACTTGGATGCGTTGAACGTAAACGGCACAGATTTTACAAGCGTGTCGCCCTGGTACAGGTCTATGGTGTCCTTAATTAACGTGGTTTGTACTTTCATTGTCTTGCCTCCTACAGCATTGAAAAAAAGGGGAGGCGTTAACCTCCCCAAATAGTTACCGTTATGCCACGGTGGGCTGTCCGTCGAAGCGGATTTCGAACGAGATTGCCGCGTCGTCGGTAGTTGCGCCGGAAAATTCCTGAATGTTGCAGATCGTGCAGGGCACCGTAATGGTTACGGTGGCGTTGGACGCGTTCGTGTATTCCAGCTTGAATGTGGTCTGTCTGCTGGTGTCCAGGCCGTATTTGTTGCCGAAGATAAATTCCTGCGCCGCGTCGCCCAGCACTCTGCGGCCGGTCAACGTCCATGCGGGTGCCATGCCCGTTACGTGGTTCTGTGCGAAGCCGTTGTCTTGCAAAAAGAAATACTGCTGCACAACCTCGTTTAAGGCTTCCGCAATATTGTCGATACCGTCTGCCAGTTCCGAATATACGGCGGTTGCACCGCTGGCCGCGGTATTGATGGACGCGGACAGGTTATACATGGTAATTAACTTGCTGTATGCCATTTTTTCGTCCTTTCAGTTAGTACACGTAGGCCCGTACGCGAATGCTGGAGCCGTACAAATACTGGTTGTTTTCTTCCCGGTCCAGGTACGACGGGAGCGACACGGTTTCAATGTCGCATATTTCCCAGTTGTCCGTGGCCGGGTAGGTTTTTGTGGTTGTTAACGCCGTATGGATAGCGTTGAGGGCCGCCGATACGGTCTGCTGCCGGGCGTGCTTGCCGTTCAGGGTCAGCACAAAGTCGTACACAATGCGTTTGTTTAAAAACGTTGCGTTTGGCGTGCCGTTCGCCATGTAAATGGCTATGCCGTTATCAGGCGGCAGGGGACCGCGCACAATGGCTGCATACGGCTCCGTTGCCTCGGCCATGTCCATTACGGCGTCTATAATGTCGTTAATGTAGTCAGCCATTTTTTATTGCCTTTGTTATCATTGCCGCCCAATCCTTTTTATGTTCCCCGGCGGCCTTTTCTGCCCATAATATGGACGCGTTCGGGTTTACGTCTTTAGACGGCTGCCCGGTGTAATACTGCCGGTGGGCGTATGGTGTGTTCCAAATAACGTGCAGCGTGTTGCCGTCCATTTCGGTGTAGGCGCTACGCTCCAATATGTGCTGGTCCACCTTTACGTAATAGTTGCAGTCATCCTTTATCTGTTCTTTAACCGCAAACAAGCCTTTTTGAAAAATCTTGTCTACGGTCGCCTTGGGTACGGCCTTGAAGATCATTTCAACGCCACCTCCCAATGGTCGAAAATGCCAAATTCATTAAACAGTTTGGCAACGTCCACCACGGTGTATTGGCGGTTTTCAAATACCACGGTTGCAGGTTGCCCCGCGGCCTCGCTGGCATCCTTTAGCGCCCACCAGTCCAGGGCGGGCACCGTGTACAGGCTATCCGCGAATAATAGCGCGTTCAGCTGCACCTCGGTGTTGTCCTTGCTCATGGTGGTGCCGGACGCGGGCTGCACGTTTACGTGGTCCACCTGGTATTCGGCCCACGCCGGATGGTTCCAGCGGTCCACGCCGGTGCATACCTGCAGGGTTACGCTATGCGCATATACGTGCGCAGGTGGTTTGCGGCTCATTTACCACCACCACCTGTTCTGTACGTCCAGCGTATCCACGTGCCGCGACAGCAGGCCCGTTTGTTCCAGGTACCCGCGTGCTGCCGGTGCGATCATCGAATAACCGCTGGCGGCGTTCCCGCTGCTGCCGGATCCACCACGGCCCACCGATATTTTGCCGATGGTGTAGGAGGTGTCCCCGGTGCTGGTGCCTTCGGTTGCTACGCTAATGCCCTGCAGCACAAAATATTCCACCTGCGCGCAAATAGCCTTTTGGTACAGCGTTTGAAACGCGGAGGGCAGGCTGTCAAAGTCTGCCCCACGCGTAATTTGTGCTATAAGGTCCTCGGCGCGGGCTTCATACCGCGGGAATGCTGTTTCGGCTATCGGTTCGCCCAGGTACGTGTCCGTATAAAAGCTGTAATTTACGATAGCCATTTACGGCCTCCTTTATGCAGCGGTGTAGTTGACGTATACGCCAGCGGTTCTCTTGGACAGTACGAAGCAACCATAATAGAAGCGTTCGTAGTAAATCCACTTGCCTTTGTTGTCGGCGGTCGGTGCGGATACCATTGCGGTATCGTATACCACGGGTGCCGCTACGGCGTCCGGGGATACCATCAGCAGGTTAACCTGTCCGGCACCGGTAGCAGGTGCGAAGCCTTCCGTATAGGTGAATGCGGTTTTCATCAGGTCGGCCGGTACTTCCACGATGGTTACGCCGTCCAGTTTGCCCACGTTTCTGTCAACGTTTCTAATGCCGGTGGCAACGTCAACAAAACGGGTGATACCGGCGGCCTCCTTCAGCACCTTATAGGTGGCCGGGGTCATATAGGCCACGATACGGTCACGGTTAAACCGTGCGTTGGTCATAGCGGCCAGGTAGCCGTCCCACTTGTCCAGGATGTTGGCCGCGGTTAGGGCGGTCGTATCAGCTGCGGACGCAGCAATGGCAGCGGTCGCCAGGGTGCTGGCAATGTAGCTGTCCATTTCGGGGACTTTCTGCAGCTCGTTGAAGGTCTTGGTAATGTTGGCAACGGTGGCCACGCGGTTGGCTTCTTCCATGTCGAGCGGGTCGATCAGGGTGGACCATTCACGATCCTGCGCCAGGGATACGCTCTGCCATGCGTTGTTCCAGTTGCGGGAGAATGCGCCGGTGATGTTGTCACGATTGGCAGCAACCGCGCCGGATACTTCCAGGGAGGGGATTTCCACGTACTTGCCGCGCAGCGGTCTGTACTTGGTGCTGTTTTCGCCGTCGAAGATTGCCCCAAAATAGGACAGATACGGCATAGCGTTAGCCAGTTCCTGGCCATACTCGTGTGCATAGTTTACATTTGCCTGGGAAAATGCCATTTTAGTTTCCTTTCTGCTGTTCGTTTAAGCCGTACTTCTTGGAATAACCCCACAATTCGGTCATGCTGGCGCCCTTTTCGCCGGAGGGCTGCTGCCCGCCGGTTCCGGCACCAAACTGCGGCTTGCCGGGCTGTCCGCCCTTGCCGTTGTCGTCGGTGGGGTTGAAAAATTCCTCAAAGTCTGCCCGCATTGCATCCAGCTGTTCTTTTACGGGTTTGGCGCCTTCGCTACGGTCTACGAGATCGTATACGGCGTCGAAAAACTTGGGCTTTACGCCTGCATAGTCCGCGCTGGTCCGCGCTTCCTGTTTCACCTTGTACGCGTTGTACTCGGTCTGCAGGGCCTTGTATTCGTCGCTGGCCTTTACGTCCACCGGCGGCACGTCCTTTAACGCGTCCGCCTTGGCCTGTTCTACGGCGTCCTGCTTTGCGGCATTGGCCGCGGCCTTGGTTACGTAGTTGTCGTCGATTGCCCGCCCGTACAGGCTGTAAATCGCATCCACCTTTTCCTCCGGGGTGGTTTCGCTGTTCAGTACGTCTGTTAATGCTTTACGGGTAAAAATTCCTGCCATTTGTTTTTCGTCCTTTCTTGTAACGCCCGTTGACGCCGGGCGAGGTTGTTGTTGTGGCGCATAACGCTGCGCCGGTGCGTGCAAATAAAAAGCGGCCTTCCGGTCGCCATCTGCCTGTTTACTTTTTCGCCTTTTTGGCGGGTTTCTTGGGTGCGGCGGTGGAATTGTCCACGGCCTCCTGTTTCGTCGCGCTATCGGGCTGTTTTTCGGGTTCTACGGCATCTACAAATGCCTGCAGTTCCGTGTCGTACATGCCCTGCATGGTGTTTACTTTTGCCACGTTTGCCTCCTCCTTTCACGGTATAAAAAAACCAGCCTTGCGGCTGGTCGATTGGTCAAATTGGCCAATGTTTGCTGTTATTCGTCGATATTGTCCAATGCGGCGTAATATTCCGCATACGAAGCCCTGGCGCGTTCCGGCGCGGAATCGGTCAATATATATCTGCCTTTTTCCACGTTGAAGTCGTACCAGTTCTCGTTTTCCATAAAATATGGCATGTCCAGCATTGTATCACCTCAAAAAGAATTTGTTTATGACGGCATAAACACGGTCTGCATAATCGTTTTTCGCAGTGCCTATACGCACGTTGGTGAACGCCTCCGCCATAAATTCGTCCTCGTTTGATAACGAGTAGTTGCTGATTTTTGCACGGTCAAGTTGCTGTTTGATTTCCAGCGCCTTTTCGCGTGTTCCTGTTCCCATTATATAATCGTTTTCGGCTTTTTTGAATTGGTCGCGAAGATCACCAACAACAGATTTGTACTCCGTCCAAATAGTGTTTATTTCTTTTCGCGCCGCCATTATTCGGGAAACATCAAGTCCAACAAAATTTTGCGTAATGGTCCCGCGAAGCCCCAATAATGTATGCGCAAATTCATGCGTGGCGACGTATTCCGCGGCTTTGTCTTTTGCAACCTTTACAGCATATCCGCGCTCGCCTAATTCCATTATGTGCTCTGCCGTGTCTGTCAAATTTCGGAATTTTACGGGGTTTATAATCATTCGTGCCCCGTCGGTTGGGTACTGGTGCGACACAAACGCAAATGCGTCCTTATACAGCCTTGCTTCGTTTCTGTCCATTGTGCGGATTGTCTGCAATGGTGTGTCATATTCGGTCGCAAGTTCTCCAATTACGCGGTTAAACGTGTTTGCAACATCTGCAGGCAATTTGCCATAGTCCGCGTCCACAATAGCAGACAATTTGTTGGCGTCCGCAAACGGTACGCGGTTAAGGCCGTTTTTACTGGTGTGCTCATCATACAGACGGCCCAGCATTTGTGTACCGTATTCGTTTGCCTGTTTTGTTGTTTCCGCTGATACAAACGGCGGCACAATAGACGTTACCGGCGCCGCCGGTACATCCGGCTTTATAATCGGCGCGGGCTTTACGGCCTTAGGCGGCTTTGCCTGCGGTTTATAGCCCTTTGTCGCCGCGGTCGCCTTGCCGGATACACTCCTGTTGTAGCCATACACCTGCAAACGATCTGTACGCGGCGTTCTGCCGGTCTGTTTGCAGAATGCGGCATAGTCTGCCTGCGTCTGTTTCACCTTTTGGGACGCCAGCACGAAGCCTTCTTTGTCGCCTGCGGCATCGTACGCCAGCGCCTCGGTTTTGGCGTGCCGTACTTCCCGTTCTAAATACCGCTGCTGTTGGCTTTGCGCGTACTGCAGCGCGTTTTCCTGTTCTTCTTCGGGCGTCAGTTCCTGTGCACGCGGTACCGAATAGCCCGGCACAAACGTTAACGGGTTATGCCCGCAGTTAATGCCGAATAGGCCAGCGGGCTGGCCGTAGCTGGTTTCGTTAATGTTGTGCACGGTGTATTGGTTGCCGTACAGATCCTCGACGGTGTATCCGCCGCCGGACCATGAACAAATCCAGCCCTGGTACGGTGCACACAGCGGACGGGCCGCCGCATGCCTGGATACCTGGAAGGTGTCTACGCCGTACTCGGCAGCGCGGGTTTTCTGTGCCTGCCGCGCCACGTTGCCCACGGTGGTGCGTATATCCATGTTTATGTACGCTTCCGGCGTCCAATGGTGGCCGCCTGCGTCTATAAAGCCGGTTATACCTTCGATGGTCAGGGTGGCAATAGCACCGCGCAGGGCCTTTTGGCGGCTTTCATTGCCCAGCAGGGTGCTGCCGGTCGCCGCATTTATGGTGCGCTGCACCTTTTCCATCTGCTTTGCCAGTTCTGCCGCGTTCTTTGCCCCGGTCAGCGCCTCAATTTGCGCCGCTTCTTCCGCGTTTACCACCTGCTGTATTGCCATTTGGTAGCGGTTCTGCGTGCTCTGCAGCATAACCGTGTTAACCAGGTTCATGTCGTCCTCGGCCTGCGCCACGTAGGCGTCTACCAGGTCCCGGACGTGCTGCGACGTTTCCAGCGTTCCGGCGGTCGTCTTTACGTAGCCCTTGTCTGCAGCATTCTGCAGCATGGTTTCTTCGTCTGTCAGGCTGGTTTTTATGCCTTCCTGCAGCGCAGCGCGGACCGCATCGGCCTTTTGCCCGGTGTTGGCCGCGATAATTTCTATGCTTTCGTTGGTCAGCTGTCCCATTTCGGACAGCTTCAACGCTTCCCATGCCTGGGTAGCAAGTCCGCGCCCGGTCTTAAAGTGCTGCGCGATATTGATTATCAGTTGCGCGGTGCAGTCCATGTACATCTGCTCCACCGGTTCCGATAATTCTAATATCTGCTGCTTTGTAAGTGCCATGCGCTATTCGCCCGTAGTGCTGAAACGGTCCACCACAAAAGCGTTTACCGGGCTTTCTTTTGCGATCTGTGCCAATTCGGCCTCTGCCGTTTCTTCCGTCATGCACAAGCCGTACGCCGGATCCATGAGGGCGGTCTTTTTGCTAATAAGGCCAGCGCCCACCAGTTTTATGGCCTTGTCGTACTTGGTGTTGGTGTCCTCCAGCACGGCGTCCTCCATTGATACGGTTATTTCGTAGTCATTGGCCAGGGCCGCAATGCTTTTGCCGTCGTATTCCATTTCGTACAGGGCGCCCAGCGCAATTATGTTTTCGCAAATGCGCTTTATTGCCGGTACGATCTGCTGCTGGAAGTTGCGGATGGTCTTATACGTTTTGCTGTTTTCGCTAATAACCTCGGTGGCGGTTTTCAAGCCGTCGTGCAGATCAAACGTAAACGTACCTGCGCTAAAACCAACCTGCAGGCACAGAATAGACAGAAACGCATTGATAGCCGCCACGTGTTCCTCCACGCGCAGTTCTATGCTATTGTCCTGCACCTTCAATTTGTCGGGGTCGTCCGTGTTCAGCGCTTCGTAGGTTTCGTCGTTCGGGTCAAAATAGCGCCGCGTTGCACCGCTTGCCGGATCTACAACAACACGCACCGCGGTTGCCGGTACGATAATACGCTTTTTACCCAGCCTAAATTCGCGCACAAAACTGTCGAAGCACACGTCCAGCGCGTGCAGGGTGTCCAGGGCGTTGCCGTAAATGGATACGCCCAGCGGGCTGTTGTCGTCCACGTTATTGGCAACGGGCGTGCGGTAGTACGCAAATAACGACTTTTCCAGCCCGTCTATTTCGGTGTACGGCTGCAGGCCGGGGTAAATGCTGGCGAGCGGGTACTGGTACCCCAAAATATCCTGGTTTTCCCCGCTGGCGTTCTTCATGGCGGCTTTGTACAGGTCGTTTTTTACCACGTAGGTGTCGCCGTTCCAGCTATGCCACTCTATGCGGGTGTAATAATAGCCGTCTTTTGCCTTGCGATCTACGAAAAATGCCTCCGTAACGCCTGCATTGTCCCATGCGGTCGGTACAAACTGGTCCGCCATTGCGTAGTCAATTACAATCTTGCCCGTTCCGGGCACGTTCTGCCCGCCTTCGCGCTTGAATTTGACGTACTCCTTTAAGGCACCGCCGCCCAGGGCGGCCGCCTGTTCGATATGTTCCTGCATTTTGGTGTGGAAGTTGTTATGTTCCAGCACGTCCAATACGAATGCCTGCAGGGTTTCGTCGGATATGTCAATCTTTACGCCCTCGGACCAAATAAGGCCCGCCAATTCTGCGCACACAGCCTTGCCCATGTTCATGCGGTACAGGGTGCGTTTGGCGTCCTTGTTACCGATCGTGGGCGCCGGTATCACGTGCCAGGGCGTGTACAGCCCGCGGTAAATGCTTTTGGCCGGGAGTATCGTAAAATTATAAAATTCACGGTACGCCGGTACGCCTTGCAGTTCGAATACGTCCCGGTATTCTTTGTTGCCCGTCATTATTCGTGCTCCTTTTTTCAAAAGGTCTAATAAGCCCATTTTTATCTATCCCAATTCCACCAATGCCCGCATGTCGCGTTCGTAGGTGTACTCCAGCGCGTCCAGGTTATCAATATTCGACGTGCCATTGTCCAGCCGCACGTCCTCGGTTATCTGTTTGGGGTCCCATACCGCTGTTGCCAGCGCGTCTATGGTGTTTTTTGCGGCCGTAGAAACGCGAAAACGCCCGGAGGCCATAAGTATACAGGCCGTGCGTATTCGGTCATTTATGGGCCGTTTTAAGGCGTTCAGGATATTAACGCCCAGGCGTTCCCGTGCGGCAGCTGTGCGCAGGCCGTTAATTAGGGTCTGCTCTGCGCTGTCGCAGTAGACATCCACAACAAACCATTGCTGTTTGCAGGCTGTTACGAAGTCCACGAAGTCCCGCGCCAGCCGTTCCGGGTCCAATGCGTCCGGGCATCGGTAGTCCGCCAACACGATAACGTCCCCGTGCCGGGTAAAGCCGGTGCAGCAGAACGCGTGCGCAGACGTGCCGCCGCCGAAGTCCACGCCAATTACGGCGCGTTGTATTTCCACGTGCCGTTCGCTGCGGTAGTCCAGCTCGGCAGGATCCACCAGGAATTTGGCCGGGTCGTCCGCAAACGCCTGGTAAATAAGGCCCTGCGCCACGGCCCGTTCGCCTAAAATGTCGCGCCGGTACCATACCGTGCCCTTTTCGTAGGTCGCTTCGATCTCCTGCAGGCGTTCCGGTGTTACGGTTGCATTGTCGTGCACGGTGAAGTGCTGGTACAGGTACCCGCCCGGCAGCCCGGTTTCCCGGTACTTGTCGATATAGTCCGCATATATGGACGCATTCGGGTTGCACGGGTTAAGGTCCCACAACGTAAAAGGCCGCTGCGCTGCGATCTGTCGCCCGCTGGCCACCTTAATAAAACTGCTGCGGCTGTCTGCGCAGTCGTAGTGCTCGTTTATTTCGGTTGCGATCCATAGCCCGTATGAGTTGCCCAGGATACGTTTGTAGCTGTCCGCTTTTGCGCCGCCTGCGAATATAACAACCTTTTCGCCGGTTTTGGTGCGGATAAACAGCGCTTCGTTGTCGCGGTACTGGCCCCACCTGCACCGGCCCCGGAAAAGGTTTTCAAGCCCGAAGCCGTTACAAACACCAATATTCAATTTGGCGTTACCGATCGTGGAGCCGCTTGCAAGGTGGTACACGTCCGGGGTTGTTTCCAGGTAGGCCGCGGCCATTATGCAATGGTCTATCGTTTTGCCGGACCGGATAGCGCCCTCAGCAACGCACATCCGGCTTTTAATGCCGGTTTTTATGTACGCTTTATGCTTTTCGCTGAATGTCCCCCAGGGGATTGTTTGCCGCATCATTTCAACAGCTCCACCAGCGGCGTAAGGTCCTCAATATCCGCGGTTATGGCAGTTTCCTGCCGGTCGCGCCATTGTTTGGGCTTGCGGTTCTTTAGCCAATAAATCTGCGCGGTTACGTCTGCCGGTATATGTTTGGAAGTCGTGACTTCCTTGTAGCCGTCTTTTTCGCTTTGCGTTATGGTCGTTTCTGTGACCATATAGCCCAGCGCCCGTTTGTATAGCGCATTTTCCACGCGCCGGTCGGCCACTTCCTTGCCATCGTCCAGCGCTTTGCGGATTTTGTCGTTTTGTGCTTTCCAGTTAACCAGCGTTTGCCTACATACGCCCATATTGTGGGCTATGTCCGCCAACGTCAGCCCGTCCCGCGCCCATCCGGTTATCAGCAGCAGGGCGTCCTCGGTCAGCCATTTATCTATCATCCCCGCCACCGTTTACACCTCCGTGTTGGGCGTTCGTCCTACGTAAATACGGCTGCGCCCGCCCCAGCATATTTAATTGCCGTATCGTCCCCACTATGGCCCATTCCGTAGGAGGCACACAAAAGGCCGGGCAATTCGCCCAGCCTCCTGCAATATCATTATAGCGCATAAAAAAGTGCACCAACGGTATTTTGGTGCGTCTATGGGGTTGTTTGGCGGCTTTTACGGGCATTGCGGCGGCGTTCTGCCTGTCTGCGCTTTTGCTGCAGCATGCGCAGCAGCGGCGTTGTGTCGCAGTTGGCGTACAAGTCGCCCAAATGCGTAAAAAATAACGTCAGCTCATAAAAAGACGTCTGCCCCATGCGGTTGTACGCGTTTATGGCGGCGCGTTGCGATCTGTCCCAAACTGTGTGGCCGTCTGCGGTGCACTCGCACAGCCCGGCCGCATAGCACTTGCACAGCTTTTCCCAATCGTCCACCGCCTGCAGGCACACGGCAGCCGCCAGCGCCCTGTATCCGCTATCCATCGTACAGCCCTCGCTCCCTTGCAACCTGGTATATTAAACGCCTGTTCCATTTGCGTATGGTTTCCGGCGAGTAGTTCAGCCTGTCCCCGATCTGTTCAAGCTGCAGGCGCGGCGTAGTCCAGTAATACAGGCGCACAAACGCGCAGAAGTCGGGAGAAATACTGCTGCACTGTGCTATTGCCCGCTTTACGGCCCAATATTCCTGGTACGCCGCTTTGCCGTCAGCTTTTGCGATCAGCTCGCCCACGGGGTCGCCTGGCGTAGATCCGTGCGGCATGCCGGACAAAACAGGCGTGGTGTGCATTTGGAGTATGTCCTCATACTGCGCAACCCGCGCCTGGTAGTTCCGTATCATGCTTTTGGCGTAGGACCACCAGCCGAATTTTACGCCCATTTATGCCTCCGCGCGTACCGCCTTGCTGCAGTAGTCGTCCGGGGTCATAGACAGCCCGGACAGGCCGCACTCGCCGCGCCGGTAGTATTCGCAGCAGTTGCACTCGGTTATAAGTTCGTAGCGGTCCGTGTCTGCCTTGTTCGGCGTCACGTTTTCGTAAATAGTGTCAGGCATTGTTTGCTCCTTCCCGGACCCGTTACAGGTCCATGCGTATTTGTGCGGTGTGATCCGCCAGCCGTTCGCTGGCCTTTTGGTAGTATGTTGCGTCTATTTCAAAGCCCCAAACTGTAAAGCCCATGTTGTAACAGGCTATTAAGCTGGAGCCGCTGCCCACGTGGGTATCCAATATTTTGTCGCCGGGGTTCGCAAAGCGTTCCAGCAGTTCCTCATACAGCGCGATAGGCTTTTGCGTCGGGTGGAAACGCGGCTCGGCGCTGGTTCCCTGCGAAAATGCCTCTATGCAAACGGCGTTGCGGTTGAACGACGTCCAGGCGTATTCCACCGGTGCCATGCTGAAGCCCTTTAGCGGTATGCTGGTTTTGCGATACACCACGAAGCACCGCGTTGGCGGCAAATAAAAGTAATTGCCCCCCCATATAACCTGATTTTGGGAAACGCGGAAAAGCTGCTCGAAGTATTCCGCGGACGGCGCCACGTCCCAGGCTATTATGTGGTTTTGGCGCTTGTAGCGATCGAAGCTGCCGCCGAAGCGGTTGTAGTGCGGACGCGTCGGGCCGCCGTCGATCGAGGCCGCAAACATGCCACCGAAGCGCCCGGATCCGTCGCCGCCCTGGCCGTCACCGTAGGGCGGGTCCACTATGGCCAGTTCGAAGTAGTTGTCCGGAAAAGCCCGCAGCGCCTCCATGCAGTCCAGGTTATAAAAGCCAGGATTTTTTAGGGCGTCGAAGTTAATCATGGTCCGGGCCTTTCTGCATGGCGGTTAAAATGTCGGACAGGTCGCAGTAGTGCCTGCCAGTATGGTGGGCTGTGTTCATCATGCTCCGGGCGCGATCTCCCACGGATCCATCGGACCATAGGATGTGCATGCGGCCCGGTGTAAGGCCAGTTACAACGCCAACGCAGGAATACTGCGTAAATTCGTCGCCAATGCGCAGGCCGTAGCAGCTGTCCTCGGCGTGTTCGTTATGTTCGGCCCGGTAGGCATCCACGGC